TAATGCTGTAACAAAGATAACAAAAGAAGGTATTAAAGGTAGTAGCTCAGAGGAAATCATAGCTAAAGGTTTATGGGAATATGCTAAGAGTGGTGGAGACTTACCAAGTGTAGACTTTGACTTTGAAAGCGGAAACTGGAACACACCTGAGTGGATGAAGGCAATAGATAAAGATGTCCTACAGCCTATTAAAGATAGTATTGTAGGAGGTTATCAAAAATTAAATGATAATGTACTAACACCTGCTGCCGAGAAAGTAGATGATTTTGTCAGAAACCTTCCTACCACTAAAGAACAGTGGAATGAACTAGAAGACACTATAAGAGAAAACACTGAAGAACCTGCTGAAGAATTTTTTCAGGGTTTAAATGATGGATTTGAAGATTCAGATGTTAGTATTGACACTCCTGACTTTAATGTCCCTGATATAAACTTATCTTTAAGTGGTGGTAGTGTTGGTAAAGTAGGTGATGCAGACATCGTTAATGTTATATTAGAAGACCCTGAACTTGTAAGTGGTTTTCAATATGAAGAATTATACAATCCACTGATGGGTGAAAGAACAATATGACATATTTAGAATTAGTGAATAAAGTTCTAATAAGACTTAGAGAAGATACAGTGTTGTCTGTTAATGAGAATGAGTATTCAAGACTGGTGGGAGAGTTTGTTAATGATGCTCACAGTCAAGTACAGGATGCTTATGACTGGTCTATGCTTAGAACAACAATAACAGCTACTACACAGCAAGGTATATTCAACTACATCTTAACAGGTAGTGGTAGTAAGAGTGAGATGCTCAACGTTATTAACGATACAGCAAACTACACTATGGACTACAGAACACAGCATTGGTTTGATGATAGATATTTAAACAATGATATTACGTATGGAGCACCACGCTACTACACATTCAATGGTGTAGATGATAATGGTGATACAACTATTGATGTATATCCTGCTCCTGATGGTGCATACAATATACGTTTTAACCTTGTACTACGTAATGCGTTATTAAACAATGACTCTGATGTTGTACGTGTACCTACTCTACCTGTTGTACATTTAGCTCATGCTATGGCTACACGTGAACGTGGTGAGAGTGGAGCTCAGTCTACTCCAGAGTTGTTATACACAGCAGAGCGTACATTAGCAGATGCTATTGCTTTAGATGCTACACGTCATCCTGAAGAACTAGAATTTGTAGCGAGGTAGTCATGGCACAACCCTTACAGAATATAACAATAGCTGCTCCTGCATTCAAAGGTTTGAATACACAGGACAGTCCACTATCAGGAGACGTTCAGTACGCTTCTGTGGTGGACAATGCTATTATTGATACCTATGGTCGTATAGGTTCAAGAAAGGGCTTAGAATCGCTTACAAGCAATCCTGAGCTACTTAACGGTGCTACGCCTACAGTTATTCATGAGTATGAAGATAACACTGGTGGTGTAGAGGTGTTATCTATAGCAGACGGTAAGGTGTTTAAGGGTGCTAATACATTAGTTGACATCACACCTACAGGCTATACAGTCTCTAATGAAAACTATGCAATCACTAATTTCAATGACAAAGCATACTTGTTTAACAAAGGTGTACAGCCTCTAGTATATGACACAACTAATGGTTTAGTTGAGATGGTAGAGTTTAGCGGTACAGCTCCTCAAGGTGATATAGCTATTGGTGGATTTGGTAGACTATGGGTGAGTGGTGTTCCCTCTGCTCCTAACACTGTCTACTGGTCAGACTTACTGATTGGTGAAGGTTGGTCTAGTGGTAGTAGTGGCTCTATAAACCTAGACAAAGTGTGGGCTGATGGTAGTGACAAAGTAACTGCATTAACAGTGTGGAATGGCTTTCTTATAATCTTTGGTTATAACTCTATAGTTGTTTATCAAGGTGCTGAAGACCCTGCTACAATGTCATTAGCTGACACTATCAATGGTGTAGGCTGTGTAGCTAGAGACACTGTACAGGCTACAGGTAATGACTTATTGTTTTTGTCTGCTCGTGGTGTTATGTCTTTAGGACGTGTAATACAAGAGAAGTCTAACCCTATTAATGATGTAAGTAAGAATGTCAGAGATGACTTAGTGAGATATTGGAAGCAAGAAGTAGAGCCTGTACGTGCTATATACTCACCTACAGATAGCTTCTACCTACTACTACTTCCTACTAACAACCTTATCTACTGTTTTGATACTAAAGGTTTGTTAGAGAATGGTGGGTTTCGTGTTACTACTTGGACTACAGATAAGCACAAGTGTTTCACTATGCGTCAAGATGATACGTTATTAGTGGGTAATGCGTTAGGTATTAACAGATACTCTGGCTACTTAGATAACAACGATACATACGTAATGCGTTACTACAGTAATCCTTTATCCTTTGGAGACCCTTCACGTATTAAGTTTCCTAAGAAGATTGTCCCTACATTAATATCAGAAGGTATTGTGGATGTAGGTGTTAAGTGGGCTTATGACTTCACTAATGACTTTAAGACACAACTGTTCACTGTTAACTCTCAAGCATCTGCATACTTTAATGAAGCTAAATACAATGAGAGTTTCTTTAGTGCAGGGTCAAGTAAGATAACAGCTAAACGTATCAACACTAACGGGTGTGGTAACTTAGTGAGCGTAGGACTAGAGAGTGTAATCAATGCTTCTCCATTATCAATACAAGAATTTAACATACAAGCAACTATAGGACGTATCTACTAATGAGTACATATACCACAACAACAAACTTTGCTGCTAAGGACTCTCTTCCTTCTGGTAGCTCTGACAAAATTGTTAGAGGTTCTGAGTTTACACAAGAATTTAATAATATCGCTACAGCTATTAATGACACAGACTCTAAAACTAATATCAACGCATCTGCTATTGAATCATTAGAGACATCTGTAGCTAGTAATGCAAGTGATATTACAACACTACAGAATGATAAAGCACCTCTAGCCTCTCCTACATTCACAGGAACATCTACGTTCAGTGATGTTAATTTAGTAGATGGTGCTACATTGTCTCTAGGTGCTGATGATGACTTACGTTTATTCCATAATGGCGTACATTCACACATGTATGATAGAGGTACTGGTAATTTATACATAGGAAGTAATGGTAATGGTATTGGTTTACAAACTGTAGATGCTAATGGTGCATCCAACGGTACTCTAGCTAATTTCAACAACGGTGGTTCTTGTCAGTTATTTCATAATAATGATAAGAAGTTTCAAACTAATGAGTTTGGTGTAGAGGTTATAGGGTTAACAGCAACAACAACATTAGCTGTTACAACTGAAGCTGCCTTCACAGACTTAACAGTGATTGGTAGTGATGAAAGACGTGCTGATGGTAATCTAGGGTTTACTTACATATCTTTTAAAAACCAAGATGCTACCGCTACTTATGGTAATATCTATCATGCTTCAGGGACTTTAACTTATTCAACATCTTCAGACTACAGATTGAAAGAAAACATTGTAACGTTAGAGGGTGCATGTGAGCGTGTTAAACAACTCCCTGTTAAGCGTTTTAACTTCACAGGATTTGATAGAACAGTGGATGGTTTCTTAGCTCATGAGGTTCAGGATATTGTTCCTGAGGCTGTAGTGGGTGATAAAGATGCAGTAGATGAGGATGGTGCTCCTGTCTATCAGGCGATTGACCAAAGTAAATTAGTGCCATTATTAACAGCAGCTTTACAAGAAGCATTAGAACGTATTGAGATATTAGAAACCACTGTAAACGGTGGAGGAGAATAAGATGAGTAACATCACAGATTTTTTAACACAGCTTATCGGTAGTGAACAAACAGCAGGTTTAATCTCTGGGCTTATAGGCGCAGGTGGTGTTGGCTACATCACTGAGCAAGGTATTGACCAAGCTAGACAACTACCTTCTCAACTAGAAACAGCTGCTCAAGGCATTGGTGCAAGAGTGGGAGAGGCTGCTGAGTTTAGACCATACTCTGTAACAACAGGTGCAGGTGGTGCTCAGTTTGATAGTAGTGGTATGACACAGACTCTTGGTGCTGATGCTCAAGCCACTGTTGATGCTCTAATGCAACAGGCTTCACAACAAGCAGGTATGATTGGTAGTGTAACTCCTGAACAGCTTATGTCTCAAATGCAAGCTCTAAGACAACCTGAGCAAGAAAGAGCACAACTAGGACTAGAGAATAGACTAGCAGCTCAAGGACGCTTAGGTGTACAGACAGACGCTTATGGTGGCACTCCTGAACAACTAGCTATGCAGAAGGCTATACAAGAACAACAGTCTGCTGATGCATTATCTGCTATCTCTGGTGCTAGACAGATGCAGGGTATGGATATTCAGAATCTTACAGGTATGTTAGGTGC